GTTCTGGCTGATGAACATCATTGGCCTCCTGCCGGCGCGCCGGTCTGACCGTTACCGGCCTGGACGCCAACATGCACGTGTTTGATCTGGCTGATGCCGCCGGCCAGTTGATCACCGGTGGAGACGATCTTGCCGGTCTGGTTGATCACCGGCGTGTCGAAGTTCACCGCGCTACTGGCGCGGATGTTCAGCGTGGCGGTTTCGATGTCGATGATCCGCCCGCGCTTGAAGTGAATCCTGTCGCCCTCGTCGGTGTAGATCGCCACTTCACCGGCAGCGAGTGCTTGCAGGCGATAGCGGCGGTCGGCGATGACCAGGGCGATGGCATGGGAACGGTCGCCGCCGATGAAGGTGACGACCCCTTCGGCTCCCGCCAGCGGATGGCTGGTGAAACCGTAGGGTTCGAAGTGTTCGAGGTCGTCGTTGATTTCACCGGCGGTGAGGCGCATTTGCAGCGATTGCAGCTTGGTTGCCGAATTGGCGAGCACGACAGTGCCGCGCGCCAGCAGGCGTGTCAGTAGGCTCATGGGGTGTCCTTGAAAAGATTCGCCCGAATGGGATCAGTGTGGGAGCGAGCCTGCTCGCGAACGCGGCGGGTCAGGCGCTGTGATGTTGAGGCTGGCGACGCTTTCGCGAGCAGGCTCGCTCCCACAGGGTTCGGGGTCAGGCTCAGGTTTTTTTCGGGGGAGTCGGATCAGGATCAAAGGTATGCGGCGGCGCCACTTGCAAGGTGGTCACCGATCCCTGCGCCGACAGCGAATAAGTGACCTTGGAAATCAGCATGTCACCATCGAAATCGAGCACCGGATCCTTGACCTTGACCAGCGTGTTATGGCGCCACAAATCGCCATTGCTTTGCCGCCAGCCCTGCACCTGATAGGTGGTGGTCTGCGCGCGGCCCATGCGGGTCGCGCTTTCCCATAGAGCACGCTGCTGCGCCAACTCAAAGGTCAGTTGCGTGCCTTCATTGATCACCGTGGTGCGTCGGCGTTTGAAACTCAGGTCAGCCGCGGTCGACTCGACTTCGCTGACCGCCGCGCCGCTCTTCGCATCCGAGCCTTTTTGCTGGCCGATCACCCGGTACTCGGAGAACACCTGGCTGAAATCCATTGGCGCACTGGCCGACAGGATGTTCTTGCCCAGCTCCAGCGCATCGCTGGCGCGGCCGCCGCTGCCGGGTTTGGCCAGCACCAACTGGCCCAGCTCGTTGTCGGTGGAAAACACCCGCAGCAGCGAGAGCAATCGGTCGATCGACTGGAATGCCGTTTCACCCGGCACGATGGTGTGTTTGGCCAGGCGTGTGGTTTCGCTGATCTCGTTGACCACTGACAGCCCATATTCGCTCGCCAGATCGCGGACGATAGTCAGCAAGGGTTGTTGCTGCCATTGGCTGGGCAGGTTGCGAGCGGCGCAATCGACCAGATCCTGGGTCTTGGAACTGCCTTCGATGGTCAGGCTGATCTGCCGTCCGTCATAGCGGATCGGTGCTTTGAACACGTAACCGGTGAGCACCAGGTCCTTGCCGATTTTTACCTCGCAGGGGTCGCCGGGTTTGATCCTTTGGTCTACGGCCTGCCCTGGCCATTGCCAGGTGATGTCGAGTTTGAAAGTGCGGAACTGACGCTCCAGATCAGCGGTGATTTCGACGCTTTTCCAGCCGCCGTATTCCATATTGTTGACCGTCAGCGTGACGTGGTTATCCAACTCGTCCATGGTTCACTCCCTGGAGACTTTCACATCGCTTTGCGGGAGGTACAACGGATTGGTCACGCCGTTGCGCTGCACGACTTCGGTGACTCGCGTGGCGTCGCCAAACTGTTTGTACGCTATGACCAGTGCCGGAAGGCTTTCCTGAAAGGTTTTGCTGACCAGTCGCACGCCCGAGGATGCCACGGCCTTGAGGTGCGCAACCAAGGCATCCTGCACGTCACTGATGGCTTGATAGTGCTCAGGATCGGCCTTGTTTTTCGCCCCTTGCAGCGCCTCGACCAAATCCTTTTGCAGCGCCTGCAAATCATCCGTGGCCGGGACTTCCGGGCGGGTGACTTGCTGATGAGCTTGCTGAGCAACGGTGGGCGTCGACGGCAGTTGCATCGCTCGGGTGGCCACTGGCATCGACGCGACCCACTGCGCCACTTTGACGATCAGCGTGTCCTGCACCAGATCGGCCATCGCCTGCGCTGCGGCATTGGTGTCCTTGCCGGTGGTGATCTTCGGCGCATCGGCCTTGCGAATCGCTTCGAGTTGCTGCGACACGTCGGCGATCACGCCCCGGTAGCCTTCCTTGGCGAACGCTTTCAGTTCCTTGATATCGCCGAGCAAACCCTTGAATTCCGCCGCCACTTCCTTGGGCAGTTCCTTCACGGCTTTGACCAGTTCAGTGATCTGCCGGTACTGCTCGATCAAAGGTTTCAATTGCTCCTTGATCACGTCATAGACGCCGGTAAGGCTGTTGCGCAGGTTGGTGATGCCGATCCGCGCAGCCTTGATCAGCGTCATCGCCTGTTCGAAACGCGCCACCGCTGAACCCAGCAGACCGTCGGCCTTGGCCAGCAGCACTTTCTGCGTGCTGACCGTGGCGGTCGGAAACGGCAGGGGTTGGTCGGGATAGAACTTCAAGGCGAACGTCACCAACCCACCGTCCTGGCGGGTGTGGGTCATGTCGCATTCGCCGACCTTGACTTGCAGGCGTCCAAGCCACGGATGCACCAGCTCGCCACGGCCCTGCTCCAGCGCCTTGAGCAGCTTGTCGCGCTGCTCAAGGCAATCGGGGCCGATGATGAACGCGGTCAGATCGTGAGTCTTGGCCTGCTGGCCGAGGTCCTCGAAAAACGGCAGGTCGCGTTGCGGGTATTCATGCAACTGCCCTTTGCGACCGACCGGGGTTTTCGCCTGGTCGATCCAGAAACCGACACCGCGAAAGGATGCCGGCAATAAACGGTCACGCCAGTTCATTGGGAACCTCCCATCGACAGCGAGCGATAGCCGATGCGTGAAGACACGGCCAGGCCAGGTTGATTGGTTTGCGGTTGTTCGGTGCGCAGGCCTGCCGGCGCATTCTCGAAGCGCACGGTCAGCCCGCCTTGGAGCTGCGTACGGTTGTTGGCGGCGCTCTGCTGGATCAGCGCGCTGGAGGTTTGTGGCAACGAACCGCTTTGCAGTGTGCCGTTGCCAGCAGGCGCCGGACTGGCAGCGAAGAACGCCGGCGCCAGTTCGCCTTTGCCTTCGGCATTGGTTTGGCGTTGTGCTTCAGTGAGAGTTTCAACCTTGCCGGTGACCTTGGCGATCAGTCCGGCGAAGCCACCGTCGAACAACTCCTTGATCGGCGCGATGACGGTTTGCAGCTTTTGCCACAACTCGCCGAACCACTCGGTGATCGGCCCCCAACTCTCGATGATCTGATCCAGCGGTTTCCATTCGAACAGGCTGTGCAGAAAGTCCACGACCGGCGCGGACAGCGCCAACACAACGCCCCAGAGCGCCGAAAAGACCTCACCGATCGGCTGCCAATACTGGGCAATCTGCTCCAGCGGTGACCACTCGAACAGGCTGGTGAAAAAGCCTCTGACTCGCTGCACAGACGTTTGCAGCGCCATCCAGATCGGTTCGAAGAACCCGACAACTCCACCCCAGGCGCTGGTGAGCATTTCCATCGGGAAAAAATCGAACAGCGTGCGCAGGATATCCCGGGTGCTTTGTACGGCCGATTGCAGCGTGGTGAAAATCGGTTCGAAGAACGTCACGACACCACCCCACGCATCGGTAATCATCTGCATTGGCGAGAAATCGAACAGGTTTCTGAGAAACGCCATCACCGGCACACTCAAGGCCTTGAGCAATTCCCAGATCGCCGAGAACAGGCCGGTCAGCGGCCCCCAGTTTTCGATGATCATCCCCGCAGGCGACCACGCGAAAACCGACTTGAAGAAGTCGATCACTGGCGCCGTTACGGCCATCACCTTGTCCCAGACTCCGGAGAAAAATCCGGTGACCGGTTCCCACAACGCCGCCAGTGCCGCCAGCGGTCGCCAGTCAAGTACCGAGCGCAACGTCGCCATCGCACTCGCCCCGGCGTTTTTCACGCCTTCCCACATCCCTGTGAAAAACGCGCTGATCGGTGTCCAGTTGGCCACGATCAAACCGGCCGCCACGGCAATGCCCAGGGCGATCAGCATGATCGGGTTGGTCTTGAGCACCATGCTCATGACGTCCATCACCTGGGTCATACCGGTGACCGCGGTTTGCATGGCGGAGAAGGCAATCGCCCCCGCCGCCAGGCCCTCGACCAGTTTCGGATTGTCGGCGAGCAGGCTGCCGACCTGCGTCAGCATCGGCTCCAGTCCGACCACCAAGGCCCCCACCGCCGGCACCAGTGCAGCGTCCACCGCCGCCGAAACCTTCTGCATCGACGCACTGAACACGTTCATGTTCTGCGTGGCAGCAGTCGGCGCGGCGGGCAGGTCGACGGTTTTCGCCGTGTCGCTGACTTCGCTCAATTTTCCCTGGAACGCTGCGGCCGATTTGATGCCGTCTACAAACGGCGTGATCACGCTGCCGCCGTTGAACAGACCACTGATGTCCAGTTTGCCGAGGCCGGTCTGCTCGAGATTGTTTTTAAAACTCTCAACCTTCATGCGCAGGGCGCCCAGTTTGGGCGAGAGTTCATCGATGCCGGTGATCAGCACCGGTTTCGGGGTTTTCTTCTCTTCGTCTGCCATCACTGCACCTGCTGCATCGCATTGATCCGTTGCGCGTGCTCCAGCGATTCGCGGAGCACATCCAGTGGCCTGGCCATCATCTGTTCGGGGTCAACCTTCC